CTGCCTTAGCAATATCCTGCAGGTATGTATTGTAAAAATCCGGAGCAGTCGTTTCCGTCGTCTTCGACGTGTCGATATTCGGCAGCGGATCGCCTTGGGTCCAACTCATGATGTCACCTCTTTCAAATATGCCAGCGGAGATTTAGCTGCCGGAGGGATTTCCTTCCTCGAAGCTGACCTCTTGTGTTTCCTGATTTGCTGTCTGAATTTATCTAGAATCTCAGCACCTCGCTTGTTCGACCCATCTCCCAGCGCGGCCACAATGTCCGCATCGAACACGTATTCACCATCTGCGAGTTTAGCATCAATGAGGTCATCTTGTCCACCCCCATCGCCCTGGACGTAGTGGGACCCTTTGTGAGGTACACCCCCCGCCGCCGCCATCAACGGCGAATTCATGACGGTGCCCCCTTGGGCGTATTTGGAGTACGGCTTCAGTACGTCACCCGGCTCCGTAGGATTTCCATAGGAATAGTAATCCATGTCGTTTCCTTCTTCGTCCTCTTCTTCCTTCGTCTCGGACACACCAGTCAGGACACCCTTCGTATCCGGTTCGGTGGTACCTACCTTGCCGCGTGTCACATCCTGGATTGGGTCTAGCCTGAGAATATCATCCGATGTACCCGCAGTGAATGTGAGCGGATTTATGAAATCGCTCTTGATGCCCGAGCCACCCACCCAAGTCTCTTTCGACTTTTCGTCCGAGATGCCGAGTGGACTGATTAGGGGTTTCGCCGTTGGGACGGCTTGGGGCGCAGCACTCTGGGGCAGTCCGGCCCCGAGGCCTACACCCATACCCATGCCCATACCCAGGGCACCAAGTCCGGGTATCCTCGACCCCGGTCCTGCGCCACCGGGGATATTGCTAGTTCTGACAGATGTTCTGCGGCGAGTGGGTTCTGGTACGTAAGGCGTATCTGTAGCTTCTTGAAAGTCTACGATGTTGCCTTCTTGGTCTGTGGTGATGCTCGACCCATCGTCGAACACCCGCACGCATGTGTTAGTCTCCGCGTCGTATTCCCATCCGGGACTACACTGCCCACCGGCAGCTTGAGCGGTCTCCCCCAGTTTCGAATCAGTTTCCTCCGTGTGGCTTACAATATTTCCTTCTTCATCAGTAGTAATACTTGAACCATCGTCGAACACCTGGGTAGTACCACCCGGAACCTTGTTATCAGTGGCTTCTGCGTGGCTTACGATGTTGCCCTCCGCATCTACGGTGACGCTGGACCCATCATCGAAGACCTGGGTGTAAGTGTTCGTTTCCGAGTCGTATTCTGTCCCTTGCGGTAAAGGACCATCCTCCTTAGTAGGCACGTCCAGCACCGACCTGTCATCGGCAGCTTCTTTGTGATCGATAACGTTGCCTTCGCCATCTATGGTAATACTGGACCCATCATCGAACACATGGGTCATGTTGCCATATTTAGACAAGTCACCACCAACTTCCAAACTCGCCTTCCACATGCTGGGGTCTAGAATACCTTGAGTAGCTGCGAGATCTCTTTCTGCTGCGCTACCCCACCCGAGTGACTTGGCCTGCTCGTCGGCGGTGGTCGCAACCATATCCTTACCAAGGACATCCAAAGCGGAATCTGCCGATGAGTCAGCTTGCGATGGTTGATTCCGCAAGTCTTCTATAGCCTGAAGGTCCGTAGTGGTATCACCCGACACGACTTGCGTAGCCGGACCATTTAACAAACCATCCAATACCCCCGTGCTATCGGCCAGTTCCTGCGTTTGTGTTTGTCTGTATTTGGTAAGGTCGTCCCTATACACGCTTTCCAGGTCAGGACTACCACTCATGTGGAAGTACACCCGCCGCTGCTCGGGCGTCATGTCCCGACCGGTCTCATTTTTATATAAATTATTCCAGAATGTGGCTGTATCCTGCCTATCAGTATACTCTTCTAAAGAGCCTTCATTAATTTGCTTCAGCTTATCTGCTGACAGATAATCACCGAATAGAACTCTATTTCTTTCGCTAATAGACTGAAGATCGTTCAGGCGATTCAAATTGTCTAGAGTGTTTCCTCGCGGATCGTCACCGGGAACGCCTGTGTTGTTGTATGCCGTTCCGGTGGCATACTTCATCATCTCGTCGTCGGTAGCGTCCGCTCCGAACACTTCGCGGTGCTTATCCGCTACTGCCTGCAGGTCATTAAGCTGCTTTTGTACGATAGCCGCGTTTTTGGATTCTGACTCTTGAAACTTCGCAATTGACGTCTCAAGCTCAGTCTTCGCGTCAGCTATATTAGTCTCGTATTCAGGCAGTTTTTCTTTGAGTTCGTTTAACTTGATGGCCAGATCGTCTAGTTGTGACTTCTGAGCGTTATACCTGTCGTTGAAAGCATTCACAGCTTTCACAGCTTCTGCATCTACCGATTTAGCCTGGGCGAGTATCGCATCCTTAGACATGCTCTCAGGAGCAGCTTGCAACTGATAACCAGGAGGCGCGTCCCACTCCGTGTAAAATCCATTCTCGTCGTACCCACTTACTCTTCTAGTTGGTACCCAGACCTGCTTCGCGTAATAATCACCCGCGTAATTACCCTCGCCGTCATAACCACGACTCGTTAAAGCATAACCCTGGCTGCTCATGTACGAATCATAATTGTTATAATTCGATGCAAGAGTTTCGTAACGTTTGATTAGGTCGTTAGCGGCGACTCGCTCTGTCTCCAGACCATTGGCCAAGGAATTGTACTGATTTACGATCTCACTCTGATTGTTTACATTGTTTTGGTATTCATTGACGACTGACTCGTAATTGCTTCTGGCACCCCTTACTTGGGAACTGGTGTCGGATAAATTACCGCCAGTCTTCATCAGGGCGCTGCCGATGAATGAATTGAGTACAGCACCCTGCACCGCCATGGGGTTACCACCCGTTAAAACGGCTGTGCCCAAAGCGGCTCGCGTGGCTCTCTGTAGTGCTGCTTCCGTGGCGTTTTGAGGATTCGTCAACCCCGGCACCTGATTTAGCACACCATCCACCGCCATCCCCACTCCAGTGGACATGGCTGCGGATAACCCGCCTTTCAGTAACGCCTCAAGTGGGTCTTTGTCGTAAAGCAGCGCCGCAGTGCCCGAACTTATTGCGCCTGCAGTAGCATTCCCTACAACAGCACCCATTGCCTTTGCGATGGTTTCGCTAGCACCACTCGAAATAGCACTAGACGATACTGAACCAGCTACCGATGAGGCGATCGCTGAACCAGCATAAGACGTGACTCCTCCTATCACGGCTGACTTCAGGACGTCGCTTACTTTACCCCCTTGGACGGCTGTGACTGCACCGCTGAATGCCGCAGCGCCGATAGCTGTGGCGGCAGCAGTGCTCACTGTGCCAATACCGATCGCCGTCGCTAACGCAGCACCACCCACAGCAAGAGCCCCAGATGCCCCAAGTGCGACAGCTATGAACGGTACGGCTGGCATTACAGTTCTACCACAAAAACGTTAAGCATCTTGCCTTCATGCTCAGCGCGATACTGATTGACTGGGAGGTTCACCATCTGCGCTAGCTTTTTAAATCGCTCGTCCTCCGAATAGGTGTAAGCGACCTTAACACCGATTCCTTTAAGGTAATTAGCAAGGTCTACGAAGTTCTTGGCTAAATCACGAGGCCTAGCTTCCTCTCCTATGGTATGTACTTCCACCGTCCCCTCTGCTCGCACAAGGACCAGAAAAAGCACATTACCCAGATGAACAAGTTTAGCCCCGTCCCCCTCAATGATTTGAGCGAGATTGCCCATCAACCGCTGCGCCTCTTCTTCGGAGCCGGTTGTTTTCAAAAAGTAATCGTGCGCTATGCGCACTACTTCTTCTTGTTCGGCTGTTTCCATTATATCGATTGAGGTGAAGGGTTGACCGAGAGCATGAGAGCTTGCGCCCAATCGAACCAGCTCGCATACGTATTTGGGTCAGGAGTGGATTCGTTCGCAAAAATGTCGATGCCTTTGATACCCATGGCCCATTCGCGCCAGCTGTCTTCCGCTTGAGGTGCGCTGAGGTTCTGAGCAGCGTACAATTCACACATGAGGCTCGCCCAGGAGTCCCAGGTATGGAATCGAGGATCGTATGTGAAACCAAGAGTCATGTCGGCCTCACGTCACCAAATTCGGCGTTGATGATAACTTTACCCATCTGATAATCACCATCTTGGACGTTGCTGCTGAATATCAACCGCATCTCGCGCCTCTGCTCCCGCATGTCCACTTTACCTTGGTTAGGGGCGAACACATAGGGGTCTGAAGTCACATCGGGTGAATCCGCGAATGGCCTCCCTGTGACCCGTACTTCCATTTCCCCATTCTGAATAAAGTCAGGCTCGATGCGATCCACCCGAATCCATATATTTTCGCCAACGGGCGACGGCTGTGAAGGGCCACCGGATACCCACCCCAAATCGTTCGTTTCTACCGAACTTTCAATAGCATTGATATTCTGGCCGTATACCTCGTTCACACCCACTTCGTGTTGCCACAGCCTAATCAATCCTGGCACCGTCTTAAGTGTAGCGGTCGTCGTGTGAGTTATGGTCGCTGGGTTCGACACTAACAGGGTCATCGCCCAAATGGCCGTGATCGTGACCTGAAATCCCGACCCGGTGCCGCCGACATCTACATTATTCGCAGTGAGCGATTCGCCTACCACGTACATAGCGCCAGGATCGGTAATCGTCACGCTTGTTACAGTCCCACCTCCGCTCACAACGACGGTGGCCAATACTCCATCACCGACATTCGACAATGTTGGAACACCAGCATAAATGAGAGGCACATTTGAGTAAGTACCGGGGGTATAACCTGTACCCCCCACGAGACTACCAAATGTCTTTACACCTGATTGCTGAATCTGAACAACGGTCGTTCCACTTGGAAGTCCAGTGGCTTCAATAATCTGCAGCGTCTGAACATTCAAATCGTAAGAATTCGATGTGACAATATCGGAGCCTGAGGTCGTGTTAACACTAACAGAAGTCACGACTTCTTGGATGCTCTGTTCCCATTCGGCATTAATAGGATACTGAAACACTTGAGAGAAATAACCCGCTGACCTTCTGGCTCCGATGGCACCCCCAGCATCGTACCACGTGTTTTCGCGAACGTTGTATATGATCGCATCGTTACATTCTGCCGAGTCACCTCTCGGATAAAACCACCAGATTTCACCAAACCTCGGTACTTTGGTGGCCCACACCTTCTGTCGTTCGCTGTAATTAAGATTGTCGAAGAAATAGTTCTGATTCATGTTGTTCGGAACTTCCTTCACGACACCATTGTACAGCATGAAACGGTCGGAGGCGATCCAGTAATAAAGGCCATCATACTCAATAGCGCATTGGCTAGAGAGAATGGAGGTCTGACTCGTTATAATGTCATATCTCCAAAACGCAGGTGGTGTACCCACACCCCCGATGTACGACACCCTCACCAGTGAATCAAGCGACCAAAAAAGTCCTGCAGGCGCATTTGAGCCACCACGCACAGGCAAACCCTGTACGATCTTCCCCGTTGCTACGTTTGTCTCATTCGCGTCGACGCCTACCCAATCATCAGGATTACCTGCCGCGCAATTCCTGAGTAGCCCGTCATTGCCATATACGAATATATAGGGATGCAGAACTACGACTCCACCAGATACCGACACGTTATTGTCTATCGTGAGCGTCGACGACCCAGTGGTCGTCGCTGCGTTGTTGATGGTGAACGTGGTCGTAGATGGCACATCCACCACATACGTATTGGCGGGGATACCCGTTCCCGACACTTTTTGTCCCACATCGATCAGCGCAGTCGTGGCCACAGTGACGGTGGTAGAAGAAGCGAGAGTCGCCGCTATTGTGAACACACCCAACGGGCCCATGGTGGTACCGGTAACATCCCCGATCAATACCGAAGTGTTTGTCTCATTGGCAATAGCCTCTAGATTCTGGCCGGGATGTGCCACGATCGAAGCGATTCCACCTTCACGATTAAAAAAGCCATCGAATTGCCATAGATTGAGGGGACTCGGCGTGAACGAACTCAACGTGAAGTCACTAAGTCCTGAACCGTCACCGTTAGAATTGATGGTTAATGTCTGTACCCCGTCGGCATAACCGCTAAAAACGTCCGTAATGCTATTTCGAGGATTAACCCATACGCCCCGAGACGGTCCTGACAATTTGTCTGTGATAACCTTGTAGCCCCGGATTTTCCGAGGGCGACCCCTCTGAAACCGCACCCACACACCGTCTACGTAGTATTCTTTGTCGAACACCGTTCCATCGCGCTGAATCCCAGCTTTTGTGTCGAAAGCGAAGACCTTGGCGGTCATTAAAAAGCACCCCCTGTTACACCCCCAAGAAATACACCAACACCGGGCACCGTCATGCCGCTTGCATTCCAGGTTGCGGCATTAACACCCAACACAGCAACACCCATCGACCCAGAAGCGGGCCTATATAAACCCGTGCCGGTTTCCAACGCGAAGTACAGGGATGGGGTGGAGACCGAACCATCAAGCAGAGGAAGAGACGTGGCACCAGCCGCTATGGTGGTGCTTGCAGCAAGAATGTTTACTGAATCGCAAATCAATATAACTTGGGCGCCCGCAGGGACTATAGCGGTAGCGCTCCCCGCGACCCCAGTAGTTAGAGTCAATGTGTAATTGTTGGCAGTAGGGTTTACACTGTTTTGAACATAATATACTTGAATGGTAGGGGGTACCTGGATGGTGACATTTCCGGCGAGGGTACCCACATATTTCTGAACCGTATTCGACGCTTCTGCGCTTGTGAGGGTGTAGGTGCCGCTCGCCACTAACTTCGTGAGCTGAGAAAAATTAAATTGGGTATTCCTACCAAGGCCCACCGTATAAAACGCACCACCGGAACTTACCACAAAAGCACTATCGCTGGGCTGCAACACAATGCTCAGCGACCCGTTTATGAGATCCGAGCCATTGGTGGCGACCGTGAGAGACCCGGTACCGCTGTTGCGCACCATCGTGAACCAATTGTTACCAAGGGATGACGCGGAGCTAAGGGTGAAAGTTCCAGCACCACCCACCCAAGTCAGGAAATTTGCCCTATCCGTAGTCAGCACAGTGTAATTGCTCGAATACGATACCACTGGGTGACTTTGATTCAGAGTCAAACCGACTGCTAACAAACCATATCCAGCCAGTGTGGCCGCGTCAGCACCGGAAGAACCCACACCGAAAGCAATGATGCCCCAAGTACCAGATTCATCCGGATTGTCGGTGATGTATATATACTGCGCCTCGCCAGCCGCTACCGTGATGATGCTGTTTTGACCGTCAAAATCGTATACGGTAAACGCGACTGCGCCAGTGTTGCGAATGAGGGCATCCTGACCGACCGACGCCTGATTCGCGGGCGGCATCCAAAGCTGGAGGTTAGGCCCGGATGGTGCGACCTCCATAATTCGAGCCGCGTAGTCGCCGGTATAGCTGCCGTTTATTGGCCACTCCAACTGCGTGTTCGCGGTCAGGGTGATGGACCGATACGAGACGTCAGTCGGCTGGATGACGTTTCCGGTGAATGGGCTGTTGTAACTCATGCGTCTAACACCATAGATTGACGATCAGCGATCCGAGTCACGTCTTCGCTCTTCAAAGCTGCGACGATTTCGGTGTATTCCTGCTTCCAGACAGCTATTCTGCCGTCATTCTTCAGAAATGGCATAGCCTGCAGCAGAGACCCATAAAGCATGGCTTGCGGCGCATATTGCGTGAACCAGTTGGTCTGGTTACTAGAATCAAGTGGTTGCACCCTCTCGTAGTACAACACTTCGAAGGTATACGCGCTATCCGGTGTTGGAGCGATCAACCAGTGGGTGTAGTCATAATCGCAGTAGTATTTGGGCACACTCTGGTCTGTTGCCACCGGCCAATACTCACGCAAATATTCATACTTTCGCAGCAAGACCGGTTGCTTGGTGCCACCCACCGTGACATTCATGGACACCGTTTTGCGCCAGCGGGCTGGTTTGTCGATCACCGGTTGTCCTTGAACCATGGTGCTCGTGTTGACGATCAGGTTGCCTAGGAATTTGATGTCGGACGCGAGCTTCTGCTCACAAAGCATGATGAACAGCGGAATCTTGCTGACCGTAGCCGCGTCATTTCGCTCAAGATACTGTTGGATATCTTGAACTAGGCTGTCGTAAGTCATTACAGCCGCTGTCGTCATAGGACCCCCTTAACGGACCGGTAAAATATTTTACCACGTAAAAACATCTCGAACAACTAGTTCGAAAGGAAGAAATGGCGCTCTTCCTTGCGCCGACGATCCAGCCCCGGCAGAACTTTACCCCCGCCCTTGTTCCAGAGCAATAAGGCGTCTGCTGCGGCCTCAAACTCCATGCCCC